ATGTTTAGCATGCTGTAATAACATTGTAATCATTAACACCTCATGGTTACATATATACTCAAATGAAGTGTGGTATGTATGTGTATTCTGTTGAGGGGTTCCTTTTGTAGTTGCATTAGTGTATTCACTATTAAACTCATCAGAGCCAATAATGTATGTAATCTCTTCTAGGTTGTTTGAAAGTTGAGCCTGTGTAGCTATCACATCCACCTTATACATAATCTTAGCCATTCTACTTGTTACATCATTATCACCATCTACATCCCATTTGTTTAAATGAGAGTCTTGTTTGTTGATAATTAACATACCGTTTGGTCTCTCTGGAAAGAACTTAGGACTCATAACTTCCTGACTAACAGGCTGATATGAAGCTAAAAAGTCTACGAAGCTATCTTGAAATACTTGCTCTGTAGACTTCTTTCCTAACCATGCTTTAACTTGCCAATGGGGATTAGTTCCATTCCCCCAGAAGTTCTGTACATATTTAGTTATTTCCCACTTATCTGTGTCTATGTGACACTTCTCAATTAGTTCATCTAAGCTTTTAACTTCTTCGCTAAAGTTAGCTACTACCTCTCCTGTACCCTTGCTTATATCCTCTGTAAACTTGATGATTACATTCTCTAGTTCAGCAATGTAGTTTCCAACCTCAGCATCTTCCTCACTCTTCTCTTGATTTCTTAACTCATTTAATAACTCATCCACCTCTAGTTCTGTAATTCCAAGCTTATCAGCATAGAACTTTTTACTCTTTTTCCAATGTAGGATCTCTTCTAGCTGTTGCAGCAAGGATTGATTTTCAGGCATATATAGTTTAATTTAGTTAAAATTAGTGTAAAGGTACGAACTAATTTTCATATTTACAAAATTTTATTAACCAAATTAATTATATAGATTAATCAATTTGATTAGAGTTTAAACAAAAACCCCCAGCCTAGAAAGGCCAGGGGATACCTTGTAAAACCAACAAAACAAGGTTTTTGATTATTTATTTAACAAAATTATGATGTATACTCTAATAATACAATGTCGCTTGTAGTAAAGGTTTTGTTGTTAAATGTATATGTACCACTTGCAGTTACTGAAATTTGTTCATTTAATATACCATTGATATATAATGATAAAGTTGACGCAAGTGTGTAATTTGATATATCAACAATTACTGGTTCAGTTGTTAAACTTGCAAGTCCTGCAACCACTGCCTGACCCGTTGTAACAGGGAAAGAACCTGAGTTTATGAAATAAAATGATGCACCACCCGTAGTATAAACATTATCTATTTGTCCACTACCTGCTGGATTGCTTATTGTAAAGCTACCAACACCAGTTGTTGTTGTTGTGGTTGTAGTAGGAGGAGGAGTTGCAGTGGTTGTTGTAGTAGTTGTTGTAGGACATGGTACCACAGATAAATCTGTATAGTTTGTACAGGCTCCTGTAGACATAACACGAACGATTGTTGTACCATTAGGAACTAATGTAGATGTGTATCCAGCCAATAGACTAGATCTTGACACACCTGTTTCAAAAGGAACAGAGTATGAGTCTACATTTGAATATAGACTGAATGGTCCTGTTGAAGAACCTGCTGTTGTTAATGTAATTAATACTGTCATATTATAGGTTTATAAAAAAATTTTAACAAGTTAAGTTTTTAACTGAAATCAAACAGTTGATGTCTGTATTAACCAATTGATTAATAAAGATTAAAGTTCCGCTGCTACTTACTATATTTTGACAAGTAGTAGTGACATAGGTGCTATCAGTTAAGCTTATTCTCTGTCCAGGAGTTAGTGCATTACTATAATCTACTTCGATCGTAAGTGTTCCTACTTGAGACGTTGATAATTGACTAGCACTGCCAGCAGGACATGGTAAAGGGTTTGGTCCAACTGGTACAGCTGCTACACCATTTACTCTTACAGCATCAATACTTATATTTGGTGATGGATCAAAATCATATGTATTTGCTATATCTATAAAAGCATTAGGTACTGCAGTTGTTGTTGTTGTTGTTGTTGGTTCACAAATTCCTGACGCAGTTATACTAACACTACCAATTCCAGTAACAGTTCTAAAACAATAAGTTGAATTGACAGGTCCTGTAAGTGGTATTGTAAAAGGATCACCATTGCAATCTGTACCAAAAATTGTTGCACTTCCTTCACTAGGAACTATAATTGTGTATTCTACACATAATGGTGCTTCAGTGGTGGTGGTAGTCGTTGTTGGAGTAATAGTTGTTGTGGTAGTTGTTGTTGTTGGAGTAACAGTGGTTGTAGTGGTAGTTGTTGGAGTTAGTGTAGTTGTAGTGGTAGTGGTAGGTGTTACTGTTGTTGTAGTTGTTGTAATGGGGCTATAGATACAAGAGTTTACCAATGTACAGAACATCACCTTTAAAGATGGGTTCTGATTAATTACAGTGATAAGGGTTTGTACTAGTTCTATAGGTTCAAGTGCATTATCCAATTTCTGCATGGCTATATTCATACCATCCCCTGTATCAACTCCTGAGTTAGGAAGATTGGGACCGTTGTATTGAATAGATGATGTAGGAATAGGATAACCAGCAAACCACCCATTATTACATTGCTGTGGATAATAGGCATTTGATGTATTCTCAAAGCAAGGGGTACCAGGTACGCAAGCCATTATAGTTTAGTTTAATCGATTAAGGAATGTACATGATGTAGTAGCACGCACGTACAGGCTGGATGTTAGCATGACCTAATCCACCGCCTGTATTACCAATGGTTACATTTATACCTGTAGTGGCACTTGTTGTATACTCAGGACCAGTTAATGCTGGACCAGGATTAGTTAATTGTGTAGCTACACATTGAGTTCCACCAGAGTCATCTGTAGTTCTGTTACCTCTAAAGATAGATGTACCAGGAGCATGTAAGTGACCTGGGTCAGTAACTGTTACAGGATGTGAGTGTGCAGGGATTTGTGTAGTGTTTAATATAACTTGGTTAGCACCACCACCATCTCCTAGAGCATAGTTAGGGTTACCAACAAAGATAGGATCTACAGCAGGATCTAGAGCTCCACCACCTACACCAATAATAGCACCCACTGGAACACGTCCTCTTTTATCTGGAGTTCCATTTAAGCCATTACATAGGTAGATTTTATCAAACCCATTTGCAGGATTACCTGCCCCAGTGATATCAAAGTTACCCAATGAACCGTAGTATTCTACAGCTGTATAAGGAACCATTTTTGTGTAATACTGATTAGAAGGAGTGATGCTATCTAAGTAAGCTTGGATTAATGTGTTTAAGTCAGCAAGCTTTACGTAGTTAGTATCTAAGTCTAAAGCTAATGCATTTAGATCTACACCTAGTTGACAAAGCTTTGTAATAACAGCCTGAACCACAGCATGTGTGTCAGAAGATGATGTTACACCTGAAAGGCAGCCTACATTATAATCTGCATTCAATACAGCAATGTCAGCTTCTACAGCATCAACCTGTACCTGTAAATTACAAGCAGCTTTTACTAAAGCTGTAAATAAGTCTAAAGCAGAAGGGTCCCCACATTCTGGGAAACAAGGAGGAAGATATTGTGTAACTAGGTTACAATAAGCTTCTGAATCTATTGTGATAGAGATTCCTGTTCCATCTAGGAAACTAACCACTTTATCAATAAGAGATTGTTCTACAACAAGAAGGTTATCACCAGTCTCTATTTCTAGAGCAGGAACAGAGTTCCCTGTATATCTAACACATTTATCAGAAACAATCTCTACACAACCGTTATAGCAATTTGTACAAGACATTTTATAAATTATTTATGAATTAAGAGTTTTACTTTACTAGCTATCATCTGTACAGTAAAGTGACTAGCGTAGTCAGGGTTACAGAACTTGTAAGCCAAGATCCTTTTATAATTTAGTAAGTCACCAATTACAACCCCTGGTACAGGATAGTTTAAAGAGAACACAATATTGTTATATTGATTATTTGCCAAGTCTGTTAACTTGCAATCAATATCAGCTAAGAGTACAGGTATAGTTGTACAATCAACACAGTTTGTAAGCCTTGGTGATAACATTTTTTATTCTTTGAGTTGCTTGCTTCAGCTTGTAATTACATGCTGAACATAAGCCATTAATTAATTGACAACCACAGCCTACCTTTAGGCCGCATTCTCTACAGTTTGCCATGTTAATGAAAATTGATTATGTAGTTATTTCCTGAACAACCACAATTGGTTTTAATAAAATTATTAAGCATTCTATTTGCTTGTATATATAACTTATTAGAAGTGTCTACAGCACAGTTATTAGCTGCAGCAATAGAACCCTGAATCATGTAATATACACTATTTAAATCCACCTTAGCTTGTGTCTTGATAGCAAGATCACATTCCATCATATCAAGCTTCATGAAAGCATTGTCAAATTTCTCTTGTAATTGTTCAACACGAATGATGGTTTTGGTAACAAAGTTCTCGTATGCAGGAGCAACAGAATATGTTATTGTATAGATTCCATCAGGAAGAGGAATCAATGGAGATCCTACAACACTAAGTCCTAAAGAAGCAGAGTTAAATATATTAAAGTCATTAACGTTAAATGGTAGAGATACAGGTGCAAATCCAGGCATTGTTATTTCAATGGTTGGAGAAGTAACAACAGGAGGATCTGTATCATAAATTGATGCATCTGCCACACCTAATGTTAATGTGTTATAAGTTGGTATTACCAGTATATCTAAGGTCATGTCTTTAAAATAAATATGCCAGAGGATTTGAGAAATATCCTCTCACCCTCTGGCATAGGTTATATGATTCTACTTGTATTCTCTTAAGGAATCAAAGTAGTTGTTGTTGAAGTACTAGGCCAAATAGTAGTTGTAGTAGAAGTAGTACTTGTGATAGGACCACTATCATCAGTTACAGGACCTAAACCAGCTACTAGGATTGCTTCGATTGCAGCAGTTGCACCACTAGGAATAGCAAGAATTACAGTGCTATCTTCGATGATGTAATCACCCCACTTGTAAGCAGATTTGTCATACTCATTGAACTTAATGTAATAAGTGTCATAAGTAGTACCGTCAGATACCCAAGACTCAAAGTTCTCGTTGTAACCAACCATTCTGTACAAATGCTTAAGGTAACCAGCTTGGTAGCTATAGAAGTTTTTCTCTAATTGCTTAATCTCATCTGAAGTACCAGATACATAAGAAGCACGTTGAGTAACTAAAGCCTCAGCAACGATGTTACAATTGTCAGCAACGATGAAGTCAGCAGTAGTTGCAGGACCAGAATACACGAATGTACGGAAGTACATACGATCGTATTCCCAAGGGAATGCAGCCACATCACATGGTTGACCATACTTAGTTAATGGTTTACCAGAGATAACTAACTTAGCGTTTTGATCGTTACCAACTCTTTGGAATTGATAGAAAGTGTTGAAGCTAATGTTGTCAGGGTTGTTACCTGGAGCTTGTTGTTCAAACTTTAAGATAGCTTGATCAATGAAAGCAGGAACGTCAACATCTGCACAAGGATCGCCACCACACTCTAAACAAGGAGCAACAACTGTAATAGAACGGGTAAAACCGTTGAAATACAATGTGTCAATGTAAGAAGAATGAGCACGTAATGTGAATGTTACAACCTCACCAGCTTTAACGTTGAAGTTACCAACTTCAGTTACTTGGTTAGCAGCAACTGGGTTACCAGTCACTTTATACCACTCACTAACTTGGCTAGAAGCAATCTTATCAGAACGCTTAGAACCTTGTAAATAAGTGTTAACTCTACCTTGAGCTAAATAGAAATACGGTTTGAGAGCAATGTTACCTGCAGTAGCTACAGAGTAATCGCTTCTAAACACACCAAACTGACCTGCGGTCAAGTTTTGCGTAGAAGTACCAGGGCTAGGTAGAGTGTTTCCTACTGGCACTACGAAGAGCGTAGTTAATGAAAAATCAGCCATTTTGTTTTATTTAAATTGTGAAAATAACTATTCGTTTGTCTGAATTCTAAGTTGAGCACTTTGAACAGCAGATTGGTTCTCTGTGTACATTGCTAGATTCTGAACTGTTAAGTCTAACAACTCATCTTCCAGGTATGTCTCAAGTTCACAATCAGCATCGTATGAGTCTTGTCCATCTAACATTACATATCCAGTCTTGTTAATGTACACTGGGTATCTCATGTAAGATATGTATATTTTCTTAGGGGTAAATGTACCGTCAGTAAATATAGAGATCTCATCAGAAGATAGGGAGTTGAAAGTTTCTTGATATTCAAATGATGGTTTATAATGAGTGTTAGTTAAACAAAATTGCAAATCGCCATGTTTAGACAAATCTCTATTAATCCATATCTTTCTATCTTTACACAAACCTTTATCCGCAATTACATAACTATCTATATAGAACATGTACTTTGGAGTGAGTTGGTGTATTCCAGCTGCCCATTGATTTAATTCAGCATTCTTGACAGTTAAGTCAAGGGGTTGATGGTTATAAGTTACCACCAAACTTTGTAGGTCCTCGTAACGCTTCTTGAAAGCATCTAGACCTAGACCAGAAATTGTGTTTTGACCATCAACCTTTTGTTTGATCAATTTGATCTGAGCCTCATTCAAGGCTAAAATCTTATCTTCTAATTGAATCTGTTGGTGTTCGTTCGTTGATAGTTTATTTAGTTTCTGGTCGATTTTATATAATAAACTATCTACGGGTATCATACAGAAGCTATTTTCTTAGTTTTTAATTTTCCTTCCAAGGTTAATAATTCGTCTTGGTTATCATCATCAGCAAGGAATTTAACTAAATCATCTTCATCCTTAGCAATCTCAAATTCACCTTCGTACACCTTACCATTAGGTTTTAAACGATATACTGAGTGAGCGATAGCCTGTTTAACCAAGTCTTTAATATGGAGTAAGTTTTCCTTCATGTCTGCAAATCTGCTGAACACCTCTACAGGGTTTAAACCAGCATGTTTACCATTCTTGAATTCTGTTTGTTTTAATAGGTTGTCTACCTGGTTGTATACAGATTCTTCTTTAGTGTCCTCTGTAACAGGTAATCCTAACAATCTTGCAACTTTGCGTTTCTTCTCTGGAGTCATTGCATCAAACTTGACAATAGCCTTGTTGATCAATTGTTTCTTCTTGAATATCACTGCATTCTCAATTTCATCATCAGCAACGTAAAATTGTGTATCTGCAGGAACTTCACCACGCTCCCAAGCTTGATAGCTAGAAGCAATTGTTGGATGAACTCTTAACCATGCGAAAGCTAATTCTTGAAAAGGATTAGAGAAATCAAAGTAGTTATCACCATCCATTAACTTAACAGCTTGTACATGTAATGTATCATCTGTAGATGTAGATAATCCATAGTTCCAGAAACTAGAACGAGGACCTAAATCAACATCACCTAGAGCAGCTTCAAGTTTTT